GTTTGTCTTTCGATATTCTCTTGCATTACGGCCATTAGTTGCCAAGCCTCTTCCCAAGCTGTTCTATCATTTGTGTCTAAAGTGACACCCAAAGCATTAACAAAAAGACCACCTATTGATTGTGGAGAAAGTCCATTCGTGTATGAATCCATAACAGACTTGATATATACAATAAATCTTCTATTAACGAGAGATGAGAATCCATTGCTACTTCGCGAAGTGTCTGCCACATATGTTTTATTATATTTAACATCTGATAAAAAGATTGTAGTTGGGCCAATTATATCTGCCAAGGTTCTTTCGGGAAATTTTGAGGTAGGAACATTACCGGGTGTCTGTCCTGCTTGCCTTAGAACTGAAAGTAACTCTGTGTTATCTGGGATTGCCATTTGAGGATCAGCGCCGCTTGCCTCATGAATTCTAGCAGCGACTTCAGAAGGTAATTTATCCCACTCATAATCGGCAAGATTTTTTAAATGCTCATAACTTGACCCATATAAATTGTTTATGGGATTTCTTTCCCACAGATTTAACATTGGTTCTACGGGTGTAAACTGATAACCCACCGGAGACATCCCTGCTATTTTATCCTTTAAAACTTGCTTTACTTTTAGTAATATCTGTTTATCGAATTGTTCAAATCCATAAATCGCATTTCGTTTTAAAAACACATCCCAGTTGGGAATATTGGACCACAAGTCTGCTTTATTCTTCATTGAGTAAGCCAAAAGATCAGAAAATTCCTTTCCCCAAAGTTTGGCTTCTTCGAGGTCCTTCTTAAAGCTTATCAATGAGTTGTCATAATCCTGACCTAGTTTATAACCATAAAATTTTTGCTCTACGCTTCGTAATTCCCCACCGTCCCAGATATCTGGATATGTACCCGGTCTCCGCAAATCATCAGGTAACTGTTCAGAATTAAAAAATCCAACATCTTCCCAATTCCCGCTTTGAAAAATGAAATCTACCAACCCGCTAACAATAGGTTGCTCTGTTTTGTTAGAAAAAGTCTTTTGCAAAATAAAGAGATAGATAGCTTGATAGAGCCTTCTGCCAACTCCATAGGCAACATGATCCTCAGCCGCCACTCCTGACATTCCGCCTGATAGGCGATACTGTATAACATGGGTGTTATAAAATAAGTCGTCTTTTTTGTTGAAAAAGGGCTTCTTAAGGTTTCCTGACTCTTCATCATCGCTGGCTTCTGGGCCTCTTGTAAAGGCAGCATGGAGATCAGCAGAACTAAATTCTTCCAAAATCCCTAGCACCTCGTCACCCGGAGCAATTGCTAATCTTCTTATTTTGTCTCCTAAAGTAGTCATTATGAAAGAGCCCCTAAAATAACTCCCTTATCAGACGGGATCTTTATTACGTCTCCCGGATTTAAGTGTGCCTCAGTTGGTTTTTTGTTAAACTGTGCTATAATCCACCATAGAGATGGATCACCATATTGTAGGCTTGCAAGTTTCCAGAATCTGTCTCCCTGCTTCCAAGTGTAATTCAAGTATTTTATTTTTGCAACCTCATCATCAGAAGGAAACTTTAATGTGGGTGTGGAATATTGTTCAATCTCTTTTACCCCTCGATCTTCAAATAATTGATCATAAGATTCTTCTCTATTTATTGCTTTTCTTCTATTGTTATATCTAGACATTATTTATCCTTTAAAAGGGAATGAAGATTTACCTATAAAAGATGACTTCTTCCAACCCAAATCTTGTTCGTGTTGAACTGTAAAATCTAACGATAAAGATGTAACTTTTGGATACATCCCGGTTGACTCTTCAAAATATCCCATCTCTAAAACAGGTTGCCAACTTAAAGTACCTATCCATCCCAAGAGGCCATTTCCTTTACCGTCATTAATTAAATTAGAAAACTTAATTCTAACTAATGGCGACTTAGATAAAGTCAAGGCATTGGTAGATAATCTTGCACTACCATCATCTGTTTCTATAACTTCTGGGCCCTTTGAATATCCGGGATATAAAAATTTTGTTAAGTTACCAAATCTTTTTAAATTTGCTTTCGCTTCGGTAATGTTTCCAGATGGAATATCCCAAGATAAGTTTATGGTCCTTTGAGTCCCTTGGAATGTCCCTATCGGATCATTTCTTCCATAAACTGTCTCGGAATTCCAAGTAGAGTTAAAATTTTGACTAAAATTTGTCAAAAAAGCATAAAATTGTTCTTTTTTATTCCCTGCATGCACAGCAGTAAAGATTAGTAGATGCTTTTGTCCGTAATCTTTGTAGGAAGTTTTTTTGGTAAATCTAGTTGGAAATGACATTTTATGATCCTATAACTGCACGTCTACTCATTGGCATAACAACAGCTTCTAATTCTTTTTCTCCTATTTTCAAAACAACTTTGTCTGGGAAAGAATAGGAGTGACTGTTGGAAACATTAACTTGGCTGGCTTGTATAATTTTACCTGTGAGTGTTTTTGTGGCAGCACCAGTAGAAACAGCAGCAGCATTTTCTAAAATAGAACTTGCCTTCACAGATGTGGCATTTAATTTTGAAATATCTTGTGCTGCATTCGAGACTCCTGAAGATTCAAAGCTGCTGAAAATCTTAGATAGTCCTACGCCAAGACCAACAAGTAGGCCCAACCCACCTAAAACAGGCAAGATAGCTCCACCAAGGCCCACGAATGCAGCGCCTAAACCACCAACCCCAGCAGTCAATCCACCTGCTGCGGCACCGGCACCACCAATACCAATGGTGGCTCCCAGAACCTTTACTATTCCCAAGAATGGGGCTAAAAATTTACCGACCATAACTATTCCGCCCGACAGCAATATTAGTTTGCCAAGAAACTCTTTTGTTTCTGTTGAAACACTACCAAAAGCTTCTTTGACCCCATCTAAGGCTGAATGTATTCCTTCTAGAATAGGCATGACCATGATCCCAAACTCATTAAAAATTGACATTATTTTCGTTGCTATAGGGATCGTAGCATCAATAGCTTCTTGGAACTTAGCTTGAGCGTCTTCATTTTCTTTCATTTGTTGTTGATATTCTTTATACATACCAACATCCATTCCAAAAATTCTTTGAGCCTCAGCTAAGTCATCAATACCAGCAGCCGCAGCGATGGCTTTTTGCTTGAAACGATCCATATCCTTAAAAGCAACACCCTGTGCTTGAACTGAATCTATTAAAGTCTCTATTCTTTCATCTTCTGTCTTCATCAACATTTGAGTTGTTGATAATTGGGTTCCCAATAGTGCGTTAAGTCTACCAACGGTGTTAGCTGCTTCACTAAATGTGTCAAACTTTTTAGCAATCCCTAACAGTTTAGAAGTCTCAACACCAGCAGCTTTTGCCGCTCCTGCTAGGTTTTTAAAAACTGTTGTTGCTTTTGGCCCATAGACAGCTAACGTCCCTAAGGAGTCATTAAAGTCTTTTGTCATCTTGGAAGCGCTTATTCCAAGCTCAGTACCCATCATGGCCAAGGATATGGAAGTCTTTGAAGCCTGCTCCATTGTCATTCCGAGGTTCAAATTAAGTCCTTGGATCATCTTTGCACTATCTTCAGCACTAACACCTAATTTAGATAATAAACCAACGTTTGTAGCAATTGTTGTTTTTGTTGCTTTTGATGTGTTAACAAAATTAGTGGTAGAAGAGACCAGTGAACCTATTGCTTTCCCTGCTTCTTCCATTGATAAACCAAAAAGGTTACCAGTTCTTTGGGATGATATAAGGACATCATTGAGACTCCTGCCCATTCCAGTAGTAGCAGATAACGATGTAGTTGCTTTATCCGCGCTCTTCACAAGCTTAGCGGTTGTTTCAATTATGACAGCCGACAATGAAACAAGAAAATTACTAGGGGACAAAAATTGGTTCTTGAATGCTTTTGCATAGGCTTCAATTTTTTCTTTTGAAAATGTTTTTGCAAAATTTTCAGCCATCGTGTTTATATTAATCGAAAAGAAGACCGATTTTTTACCAAGGCTGGCCATAAAAGACTCAGCCCCACCCATATGTTTCTCAAAATTTTCGGAAGATTCCCTTAATTCCTCGGTTTTTTCTTTTGCCTCTATTAATGATTGAACAAGTTTGGCAGCATGTGATCCTGTTAATTCTTGAGTTTCTGCGAATTTTATTAATTCCTTATTTGATTTTTTTAAAATTTCTTCTGCTTCTACTCCAAGATCATTTAATTCAGATCTCAAATCGTTTTCTGCTTTGGCCTGTGCTATAGTTGCTTCTCTTACCAGCTTTTGTCTTTCTAAGGACTCCAAATGGAGACCTTCGACCCCGGTTAGTTCCTTATATTTAGAAATCTGCTGATTTAGTTTTTCTAACTTCTCTTTTTCGGCATCAACAGAAAGTTGTTTTTTTGAATTAATCGCATCCAAAACTTCTGATATTTTTTTTGTTGCCTCTAATTCTTTTTGTTTTGCTGCCGCTGCCTTTTCATTTTCTTCTGCTGACATTTATTTAATCCTTAAATGGCCATGGTAGACCTGTTTTGTTAACAAAGTCAGAAGAGGCAGAATTTGCCTTTTCCTTGGCTTCTAAAGTCTCAGGGCTATCCTTACCCTTTTCAATGTAAGAACGTAAATAATCAGCCTCTGACGCTAACGCATTAGCATATGATTTAACATCTTCATATTCGCCTTTTATTTTGAATTCTATCTCTGGCTTTTCATCTTCATTTAGGTTGGCAACAACTTTTGTATCTTTTCCATAAATGTATTTTAAGAGAGTCTTATTCCACTCTCCCCAAGCCCTGATTAGTGATTCATCTAGGCGCCCTTTACCTGTCAAGTCAATGTAGATCATCTATAGCACTCCTGTTACTTTCGTAAATAGTAATAAGAAATAAATGACTCTCGGAAACATAGGCGAAGTTTATCTAGAAAGTTTTTTTGCTTCCTTTGCTTCGTCCTCATATTGCTTTTGGAGTCTCTCAACGAACCAATTACGTAGTCCGATTGGTAAATTATAAGCCTCAATAAAACTCCATCCTCCGAAATGCTTCAAAAGAAAGAATTGTTCATAAATTGATTCCATATATTTACTTGTTAGGCCAAAAAAAGTCCGCTCCAAATGGAACGTCGACCTCCTCGCTATGACCGCAGTTTTTACAATTTAAAGTTTCTTTTATTTCTATGTTTGGGGTTATTATTCGATTGACTACCCTAATGTGTCTGGAATCCGGTGTGGGCATGTTATCAATAAAGTGTGAAATAGCCTCTTCCTCTGTTATTCCTTCGATTGAAACCATCATTCTTTTAAATTGTGTAGTCATCAGGTTTTCTAAAACATTATTTTCTTTAGATTTTGAAACCAAATTGGCTAAATAATTCTCATCAGCGCCAGTTAAAAGTCTCATTACCGCCGTGAAGCCGGTGAAAGGTAGTTTTAAAGAATAGGTTCCGTCTTTATTTAGTTCCACACCAAGACCCGAGTCTACGGTTGGCGTTATCATTTTCGGATTAGCCAAATCAAAAACAAGTCTATTGTTTGTAGAACAATTTCTACAAGAAACCATAGCTTCGTACTCGGATCCATACCCACTCGATCTTGCAGCTACAAGAATTGCATTCTTGTCCCCAATAAGTAAGCTATTAGCTGTTATGGATTTATTTAGAATGATATTCTCAAGAAATCTATCAATTGCTATTCCCTTCTTTAATAAAGTTTGAGAAGTTAAAATATCTTCATCTTTTGCAGTCATATATTTTATTTCTATTGTGTCTTGTCCAAAGAGCGGATGCGATTCTGGATACCCTATCCCTCCGGAGGGAAGATCCACAAACTCTGTTGGGGTAACAAAATTTAATGGACTAATTTGCGGGGTAGATTCCGCTGCTTCCGGCTTGTGTCCGCCAAGCCTATCTTTATTTCTACTCAATTTTCACCTCTTATAAATTTTTTTATGTCCGAATTATTGTCGGATCAGTCAAGGGATTAAGTTCTTGACTTTCTTCATGTATTTGCTCAAGATAAATTTCTTCTTCTTCTCCTGAATTATCAACTAAGTCCTGTATGTCTTGGCTGTAAGATTCAACAGGGGGCAACGGTACTTGTGGCGGTGTTATTTCTATAAAATTAGCGTAATCATAAGAAATAGTCATAGAAATCTCTTGTAAATCATCACTACTGTATTCTAAATTACCAAAGTTTACTGATTTTACGAAAGATGACATCAATTCCCAAGTGTAAATAGTTTTTCCGAAGTCATCCAATTGTTGAATCACTACTTTTGTGATATTGTTGGAGTTAACTGTTATCCCCAAACCAGCCGCTCCAGCAACTAGTTGAGTCCTGTCTGGACTGCCGGGAACAACAATGTCGTGTGAATAATTGCTCTTTTTCAAACCACCGATGCTCTTATTAGCCTTTCCAAAACTCTGGTATCCCATAGAGATTAGGTTTGCGTATAATTTACTGGTGATTCTTCCTGTATCTACAAATGTTAAATTCACATCTCTCCATTCTAAAATACCGGGATATTTAACTTTGTTGTTACCTAATTGATATTCCCCAGAGTTTATCTCATAAGATGGAAGATCGATCGTTTTAGCCCAAAACCAAAATCCGTTAAAAAGCTCAAGATTACTATCAGATGTTGTCTGAATTCTAAATCTAAACTTTCTTAATGGTTCTAACTTCGAGTCAGTCCAGAATGCCATTGTTATTCACCTAGACTTCAAATTGTGTATCTGAAGTTCCTTGTTGTGGGGCTCCTGAGTTATCACAAACTGCCCAATCGTAACGGAAAGTTACATCAATAGTTCTAAGTTCGTCATTAGTATAATCAAGATCAGAGAATGAAACTGCTTTGATAAATGGGTTCTTAAGAGTCCAAACCTCAACGTTATTTCCTTCTGAATCTAAGATTCTCACAACCACTTCGCCCAAAGCCAATTTTGCTCGTGCTTTTGACATTGTTGAGGGCGCTACTAGTTCGGCTTTACCTTTAACGTCATAGCCGGAATCAATGATTACTTGATTAGTCAAAGCTACAGCGTTCGGGCTAACGGGATCAACTAAAGTCAAATTAACATCTGCCCAAGTAAGTCTACCCGGAAAATAATATTTATTATCCATAAAATCGTGGGTGGCCTCGCTAATGTCATATGATGGAACCTTGAAGGTTCTTGCCCACCATTGAACAGAATCTTGACCTCCGGGTCCTAGACCTGTGATTTCTACAAGAAATCTATAATTTCTTTTTGGTTCATTTGCTTGTTCTGTCCAAAATGCCATTATTTAATTCTCCTATTATTAGTAATTAGTGGCTGATTAAAATTCAACACCGGTTTGGGTGATAACAAAGTCGATTGCTATAAACTCAATTGATCTAGCAGGTTTTACATAGATTTGAGCATATAGAATGTTTCTATCAATCAAGTCAGGTGTAGTTGTTGTTTCGTCAAGAACCAACTTGTATTCAGTAATTCCTAGTTCTGATTGAACTTCAGACAAGACTGCATCTGCTCGAGTTTTAAATCTATTCCAAGTTGCCTGAACATTCTGATCAAACAAAATAGTGTCTGCGATATCGCCAATTTGACGTTTCAAGTAGATCATCAATCTTCTAACGTTAATTCTATCAAGAGCTGATGCTCCTTGTTGTAGTGTTTTTTGCCCAAAGATAACAGTGTCACCAGTTGCAGGAAATCTAGCAATTGGATTAACATTGGAAGAATAAAGAACATCTCTATCATCCTTTGTCAAGTGCTCAATTGTTCCGACAACAACTGGTCCTCTATTGCCACCTAATCTAGACAAGCCTCCGCGATTAAAACCAGCAGGAGCAAACCAAGGTTGTGAAACAGCTTCTGATCGGGCTATTGCTCCAATTGAGGCCACGGATGGTGGAGACACCAAAACGGTCTCATTGCCATTAAGTGTATCCTTCAATCTAACGTTAGGGTAAAAAGTACATGCATAAGAGGAGTCAATTTGTCTAGTGCTAATAGTTGAAATAGTAGTGTTAATACTAGCAGGCTGACGTGTCCCATCATTATCTTCGGGGCTTTGTTCAATTCCTGACAAGTCTATAACAGCAAGACAATCTCCTCTTTCCTCGGCGATGTCTATTAGTCTATCTGTAGCAGTTGAATTAACTAATCCCGGAACAGAAATAAGTTCATAACGAATGAGATCTTTGTCTCTATTCATCTCTAATGCCTGCTCAAGAGAATATGATGGATATTTTTCTACGCCATCGCCCAGTCTTGAGTTGGAGAAAGGATCGGCGTAACGACGGTCAACACCATCTAATCCACCAAAGAATGGGGCTCTGAATTGCCTGATTCTCAAGCC